GAACTCCTGCCGTGGTGTCCAGTAGGTTTTTTCGAGTTCATTTATCGCCTCCTCATCTGCAGCGATACCTAACCCATCCAGAACGTGATAGAGCGCACCCGATATTGTTCTGGCAACCCCTCGATCATATTGCCGCGTTGCAACCATGTTTATTCGCCGGTCTGATTGAGCTGCCAGTTTACCGCCGGTAACAACATCTACGGCCATTGTTGTGACACCAGCATAACGTGATGGCCTGCTGCCTAAGCGAGAGCGTAACGCCTGCCAGAATGCGCTATCACGCGCATTGTCTTTTCCTTGCTCGTTAGCTCTTCTGCATCGGACCTCAATCAAGCCCCGACTGGTTGCCATGATCCTCTCTGTATAGCCCAGGCCATTTATTGATTTATTGCCATATCTAAAAACTTTTGTGGTCCAGCCCTGTCCAGAGCCGTATACGCGGTATTGCAACTCGAGAATGACCTGAAGATACTTTTTCTTGCCTTGATCATTGAAACCGCATATTCCAGAGGTGAATGCAAAATTCACCTCAAAACAATCAGTGGTTTCATTTTCGGGGCAGGCTAAAAACGGCCCTAACCATGATTGATTATCATTAATGCCGCTTGCCTGAAAATCTGAGGATGTGCGCGCATTGAACCCTGGCCATGTATCGTCTTTAACGCCATTAACGAGGCGTGCCAGGCCAACCGTAGCCCCATCAACCAATAACAATCTGTACTCGCTATTTAAATGGCTGATAGAGAGGCGTTGAGCACCTTCTGCTATACCTGAGAACGCTGTGCCTGCGGCGCTATCGTATGCGAGCGTTATTGATGCCTCGATATCCGCCTCTGCAGGCGTGTAGCTCGCCACGAATAATGAATGCGTAATGCTGTTATAAACCAATGAAACTGGCATACCGATATAAGGGGCTATCTCACCCAGGCTATTGCCGCTGATTACGCTATAAAGGCCGCTTTTAGAGACATTGTAGGTATCAGGAACTGTAAATGTGATTGTTGATCCTACAACCCAACTATCAGGCAATTTGTGTTCGTTTGAGGTCTTACCGCCTGTTGCCTCAGTTTCCAGATCATTAAAAGTGGCCGAGCCTCTCGCTACGGTTACCGAACCAGCCAGAATATCGTCTGTCTGTGGTGCAGTCGTCCCCATGTCCAGACCGCTGCCACTGGTGGTTCCGCCAACCTCGGTTGAGTTGTACCAGACCTCAGTACGCTCATCCCCACTAACATCCTCACCGGGAGCGTAAAGTTTATAATTAAAATCATCCCCCAGTGATGCTACTGGTGTGGCCCCCACCCTGATATCACCCTCTGTCAGAGCAAATTTTCCTACGCCTAAACACACAAACATTGAATTTATGTATTTCTCAGGGTCATTCTTATCAAATCTTCCAACAGGTGGAACCACGTAATCAGGGTAAATTCGATATTTTCCGAAAACCTCTCGGATTGGATCGCCTAAAGAAGCAGAATTGGCTTTAGCAGGATTTAGATCCAGAGCAGATCCCGAACCAATGCTCTGATTTGAAGCATCGAGTCCTTGCATGGCAAAGATGGCGTAAGCCGCAGAAGCAACGGCTACGGCAACAGCTATCCAGGCCAGAGCAACTGCACCTTGCGGCACGGGGTATAGCCTTACTTCATCATTTGAAAGGATCGCGGTATCCTGCCACTGATCAGCTTTAATCAATACTCCATTAACCTCAGCAGCAATTGGCTGCTGAGCGCATGATTCATAGCCCTCAACATTTTCAGTAAGCCAATCATGCAATGTAGTATCTTTGTGCCGATGGGTCTCCAGCGGTTCACCAGGTAGCCTCGACGGGTATATTCTGATCGTCATCGCCAGAACTCCACTTTCAGAAATCGCCTTTTGAATCGGCTTAACGGAATAAAAGTCACATTTGAGCCGGGGTTACACTCGGCCACGTACAGCATCCCGTTTAGCTTCACGACAATAGCCACATGAGTCACCAGATGCCCCGAATAACAGGCAACACCCGCCCCTTCTTGCGGTTCACATCTTTCCAGCTTCTGCATCGCTTTTCGGGCCTCACGATCCAGCCCGTTATCGTCTTTGGTTACACCTGCAAAATCAGGCCATGGCGACATACCTAAATCCCGCCGTATTTCATTTACTACTCCAAAACAGTCGAGTCGTGGATAAAGGCGACCACCCTTCGTCCAGATGACAGAAAAATATTTATCAATCGAACGCATAGAATACCTTTTAAAAAATTTCTGCCAGTGAGATAGTCAATCGCATGTCACTAGCTAAGGGATATAGACAATGTCGATTACAAGTAACAGAAATTCAGTAGCTCGGTTAAATCGAGATATTGCTGATTTAACAAAAAAAATGGCTGATGAAACTCGTAAAGAAGCAGATCTCACGAATAAAATCGTTTCTGCTAGAAGCAGCATTACAAAGTCATCAAGTGCAAATACAATTCAAACGAAGTTAAAATTGATTGCAAAGTTAACCGGCGATCTTTCTAAAGTTAATACAAAAAAGGCTGATCTTCAAAAAAAACTCGCTCAAAAAGAAACTGAGCGCCAGCGCTATCAGAATGCATTAAATAAAGATGAGATTAACGAGAATAAAAAGCGTGACGCAGAACTCAAAGCTTATGAAAAAAGACTGCAAGACAGCATGACTAAGCAAAACAAACTTATCGAAAAGAGCCTTCGCTTATCCGATCCTCACTCTAATGCACCAACTGAAGAATTAGACACACCCGCTGATAATATTGAATATGATGTATTTATATCTCACGCGAGTGAGGATAAGGAGATCTTCGTAAGCGATTTTGCCAACCACCTTCAGGAACTTGGGGTAAATGTTTGGTACGATCAATTTTCGCTTAAGTGGGGCGACAGCCTGAGAAAATCTATCGACAAAGGATTAGCCAATTCCCGGTTTGGTATTGTTATTATCTCAAAATCCTTTATGGCTAAACAATGGACTGAATATGAACTGAATGGTCTGGTAGCTGGAGAGATAGAGGGTACTCACCGTATACTACCAATATGGCATGAAGTCTCTAAGTCAGAAGTCTTTAAGTTTAGTCCTAGCTTAGCTGATAAATTAGCGATGAATACAACACAGTATACAATTTCAGAGATTGCCGAACAATTGTTACCCCTTCTAAGTAAGTAGATTAAGTTTAGTAAGCAGCTCGAGCGTTCTACAAAAGTCGAGGCTATCGCCATAAGGCGACGGCCTTACCCCGTAATTTTCAGCCAAAGTTAAGGGCTGTGAAGCCCATGATGGTTCATTAGGATAGATAGCGGATTTCAAGATTTTGAGCTCAAGGCGAAGGAGCTTAATTTCTCTAATAAGATTTTGAATTTTGATTTCATCAGTAGGAAAGTGCTTCATGAAATATACCTCAGTCCAGGATATTCCGGCAGAGTGTAACGGGCACGCGGCCATGCTGTGTCTAAAACATTCATATAACCGGCAGTAAACTGGACCTCAATTGCGGTCCAATAACCAGATTTTATCGCCAGGGTAAACGGTCGCTCTGCCGGAGCTGAACGATCTGATGATCTGAAACACCGGTACGTCAGCGATGCATTTTTACCACCCTCGATTGCTTCACGAACAGCCTTCGATATCACGCCATCAACGTTGCATATAGCAAAATTTAGATCCTGAGTACCATCAGCATTGCGAGCAGGTAGCGCGATTTCAATGCCACAGGCAGTAAAAGACTGCTGAACGCCATTCTCAAGCGTTGCTGTAAAATCGGTCCATCCCCTCGTCAACCAGTGAATGTTACCATCAACATTTATTTCCAGCGTTTCAAGAATTACATCCTCTCCGCCAGAGGCATATAGTCTGTTAAGAATCGTCATTTTTAGGCCACTCTCTATTCAGAGCTAGATCAATAATATCGACATTGACAATATAATCCGGGAAATCCCCCCAGGAACTATCAATGGTGGGCCTGTCCCAAAGTTCCAGCGTTGCCGTAAATTTCCAGTAACGGGGAGGAATCAGTGTCGGCCCCTGATAAATGTCAGTAAAGCGGCATTTATATGTATCTACTCCTGCCGGGGTTTGCAGTTTCATATAAAACCAGTTCACGCCATCTTTCAGAATGTATCGATACCACAACTCGAAATACTGAGCGGCCCCCTGATTGGTAAAGGTCCATGTGATCGAGGCGTTTGTGGGCGTTGAAAGATATCGACGGCGCTGACGCGCCCTGCCTGAAGTCATTGTGGTTCGCGCGAGAGGACTAATAGGGGCGAACCCATAGCCCTCCTGCTGAGGCATAGGCAGATAATCATGAGGATAAAAAATATCCGCCATTAGCCGATTCTCCGTTTTGTATTCCAGCCATTACCCAAGGCCTTCGAGACCTTACCCTGCCCGTTTGCCAGATGTTTGGCGACCATCTCATAGCCCTGTTTAGCCCCCTCAATTTGTGCCTGTCTAACGAGCGCAATCGTAGTATCAGAAGGGTTACCGTTAATGGAAATAGGCGAGCCAGTAAAATTAAAATTCTGTTTAGTGGACACCGTATCTCCAGACACGTTGGTAGCGCCTGTACCATATCCCTCGCGTGACAGAGTGGCGTCCAGTCCGTTTTTGCGGATGTTGTCCAGGTTTGAAACGCCGATGCTCCTGGTGGCCGCTGCATCAAAAACGTACTCTTTGCCATGAACAACCCCGGCAATATCGTTAACCCCACCACTACCGGTAAAACCGCCGTTTTTGAAGCCTACACCCGCAACCGATGAGAGATCAGAAACAATACCGGCAGTCGCTGCAGCGACAGATGCCATTGCAACCAGGTTATAGGGGAATGGGTTTGCAGCGGCCATCGCGATACCCTGCTGTATGGAAACGAG